GAATATGGCGCCTCCGGCGCTAACTTATCAAACAGGTAGGTTTGCAGAATCAGTTAAACTAAACTCAGTACAGTTTGATAGTAGACAAAATGCTATAACAGCTTTTTTAAGTTATATGAAGTATCCTTATGCAACTTTTGAAATAGGTGGAAAACAGGGTAGTATAGATAAGAGCCCCTATGCTCTTATTGATCGATCAGTAAGAGAAATAGCAGCACAGCTAACTAAGTCTAGGATGAGAACCATAGTAGTATAACTAATAAAATATAGTTGAAATTATTTTTCTACTATTATATAATGTGTGGGTTAATATAAAAAGAGAGGAATTATGAGTGCAAGAAGCTCCATAGCTAAAAAATTAGCTGAAAAGATTACAAGTATAAATGGGGCCTCTCCATTTAAGAGTACTCTGTTTCCTAGTAACATACTTACTAAGCTTGTCTTCTGGGATGAAATATCCGACTTTCCAGCAGTATGTATAGTTCCTGGTAGTGAAACTAGAGAATACCATCCAGGGGGATTTAAGTGGGGATTTTTAAATGTCTCACTTAAATTATACGTCAACTCAGAAGACCCAACTAGCAAACTAGAAGATCTTCTACAAGATGTAGAGCAGGTTGTTACAAATAATGAGCTGCTAGAATATGAAACTGGTAAGAGTACAACAGAGATTCTTATCACTTCAATAACCACAGATGAAGGATTACTAGCACCTTTTGGTGTTGGAGAAATGAATTTATCAATAAGATATGAAATTTAATACAATGCTAGTAAATACTGACTACGTTATTAATTTCGTATATAGGAGAATTTTATGGCAGTAAATTTAAGTAGAAATACAAAGGTTTTCTTTACAACCTTTAATGCGGATAACTTAGCGACGGATACTTTAGCAGGACATACTCCTGCTAATACTTTTGAAATCCAAGTATTGGCTGGATATTCATTCACACAGAATACAGAACAGCAAACTATTACTCTATCTGAGGCAGGCACTGCACCTGTTCGTGGTGAACGCTCCTTCAATAGTAAACTAAATCCAGTAGATTGGAGTTTGAGTACATATATTAGGCCTTATCTAGATACTAACATTCAAGCCCCCGAAAAATATTTATGGAATGCACTATTAGGAACTAAGCCAGTATTTACAGGTGCCGCATTAGCGTGTACTAGTGCTACAGTTGGTGGTAATACGACGGATGGTTTTACTCTACTAGTAGTTCCGACTGTGGCCCATACAGTAGTAGTAGGTGATTCTGTACAGCTATCTGGCATAACTGGTGTAACTGGTGGTAGTACAGGTAATGGTATTTTTAGAGTTACTGCTATTACTGGTACTACTAATTTCACAGTAGATCTAGATACTAAAGTAACTACTACAGGACCTGCAGGTGGTACTATAACTTATAAAACTGGTCAGTGGTATGAATCTGCCTCTTCAGCAATTGTTACTGCTCAAGGCTCTAATAAAAACGCTCTACAGAATTTTGCTCTAATTTTCCAAGTTGATAATGTATACTATAAAGTATATAATTGCGCAGCTAATCAGGCAGATATTCAATTTGACCTACAAGGCATTGCAATGATAGCTTGGAGTGGTTTTGGTACTCAAGTACTACAATCTACAACTATTACACCATCTACTCCACTAGTAGCTGGCACAGGTACCACACCAGGCTGTTTCTTAACCTCCCCACCTCTAGCTACTAAGTATATTACTAATAAACTTAGTACAACTACATTAATGGCTAATATTGGTGGTACTGGTACTGGTAATACTACTTACACTGTACCTATTACTGGAGGAAATATTACTATCAATAATAATATTGAATATGTAACTCCAGAAAACTTAGGTGTTGTAAATCGCTCGATTGGTTACTTTACTGGTACACGTAGTATTAGTGGTTCACTAAATGCGTATCTAAAAACTGGAGCAGCTAATGAGTCAGGAAAACTACTATCAGATATTTTAGCAGGGCTTGTAACTACTTCAGAAACTAAGTTTAAACTTCAAATCGAAGTAGGTGGTGCATCTAATGCTACTCGTGTAGAACTATTAATGAATGCTGCTCAGTTAGGTGTTCCAACTATTGATATTCAAGATGTGGTTTCGACAGCAATTACATTTAATGCTCAAGGTTACAGTGCAGTAGGTTTAGCAGCTGATCCTGGTAGCTATGAAATTAGTAAAACAAATAACCTAGTAGTTACTTACTACGGAGTTTAATAATTAAGGAGGAGCATTATGCTCCTCCTATTTAAAGGAGATTTAAAATAAATGGTTTCACTACAATCACTATTAACCCCTTCTAAAGTAGTTGAGGTTGATTTTCAAGACAAGACCGGTTTCAAAGTTAAAGTCGCTTTCCTTTCAAGAGAAGAACTAATTAAGTTACGCAAAGCTTGCGTTACTACAAAATTTGATAGAAAGACTCGTCAGTCTATCGAAGAATTAAATGAAGAACTATTTACTAAGAATTATGTAGCAGCTGTAGTAAAAGGATGGACAGGTCTTAAGTACTCATACTTACAAGACCTAATGCTAGTAGATTTAGCTAGTATTAAAGATTTAAACGAAGAATTAGAGTTCTCTGAAGAAAATGCTCTAGTACTTATGAAGAATTCAACAGAATTTGATGGTTTTATCTCAGATGTTACGAGTGACCTAACAAATTTTCAGAAGTTCAGTTCGAAGAGTTAATTAATAAAGTAAAAAACTTCTCTCAAAATAGGCATGCTAATATGTCTAGAGAGACGTATTTAGATATGTGTGAACAGTTAGGTTCAGAACCTATAGAGGAAGAAATCCCTGTAGAGTTAATGGACTTACCTGAGGAAGCTCAAGAGGCTTGGACAATTTATTGCTACTTACCTGATAGGTATGATTCCTTCAGCGGGCATTATTTTGGTAAAGCTATTGAAAACATATCTAATCTATTCGAACTGTTTGGTGTAACAGATAGGATAACTGTATTAAGAATAGTTACCTTATTTGATCGTCAGGAAACTGAACAAATAAATAGTAAGAAAAAGAAATGAGGATAATAAATGTCTAATACTAGAAAAGTGACAGTAGAAGTAACTGATAATGGCACTCTAAAGCAGGTAACTGCTAGTGCAGATAAGCTTAATAGTTCCTTAGACAAAGTTGCACAGCCTAGAAAAGTAGTGCAACAACCTAGGGCGGCTTCGGCTGCCCTTTCTGCGTCTGGTGCAACAGCAAGTGTACCCACATCTGAAGGTATCACAAGAGGTACCGCAGGTAGTCAGTCTAGGGGAGATGCTCGTGACTTTGGCAGACAAGCCCAGGGGCTAGGTGGCCTAGTTCACTTATACGCCACATTCGCAGCTAACATATATGCGGTGACTGCGGCATTTAATGCTATGAGTAAAGCAGCTGATTTTACTAATATGCAAAAAGCAGCAGATATACTTTCTCTAAAAGTAGGTGTCAGTATAAATGGTTTGGCTAAAGACATGCAGGGACTAACTGACGGCGCAATATCTATGGCTGACGCATTGTCTAGCGCATCTTTAGCTACTTCAGCAGGTCTAAATACTAAACAAATAAAAGAATTGACCACTGTTGCTAAAGGTGCTTCCATAGCCTTAGGTAGAGACCTTACAGATGCTATGACTCGTGTATTTCGTGGTACTATTAAAATAGAACCAGAACTACTAGATGAATTAGGTCTAATGGTTAAAGTAGATGACGCTAATAAGAATTACGCAAAAAGTCTAAATAAAACTGTATCTAGCTTAACTGACTATGAGCGTAGACAGGCATTCGTTAATGCAGTTACGGAACAAGGTATTCGTAAGTATAAAGAATTAGCAGATGAATCAGCTAATCCATTCTCTAAACTAGCTGCCTCATTAAAAGATATAAGTACTGATGTACTAACTACAATTAATAGTGTTTTAGGACCTTTGGTAAGTATCTTATCACAATCACCAACGGCTCTATTACTTGGTATGACGGCTATAGTAGGTTTACTACTAAAACAAGCTATACCAGCCGTTGGTAATATGCAAGCTGCTTGGGAGGCTACAGATAAAGCAGCACAAGAATCTCTAACAAAACAAAGAAAAGCTCTAGAAGACCAGAAGAGTGCTGTATTAGCCCTAAATGAAGCAAAAGTAAAGGCTGCACAGCAAAAATTCGTAGAAACTAGAGATACAGCTATACAAGGACTAGAAAGTTCTGGTATTAAAAAATCTAAACTTAAAGGTATTGATGATGCTGCCAAATTAGGTAACTTTATAGGCTTATCAGAAGAACAAATTAAGGCACAGACAGAAATTGTACGAAAAGAACTTGAAAAAGCTAGGGGTACAATTGTAAGAGAAATAGCCAAAACTCAAGATATTTTAGATAGACAGGGTAAAAAGAGTGGTAAAACATTTTTAAATGCGCAGGCTGAGCTTGGTCGTCTAAATAGTCAGTTAGCTGCTATAAAGAACTTTGAAGAAAAAGGACTACAGTCTATTTCTGGTGCAGCAAGTGCACAGGCATTAGTTCAGAAGAACTTAATGACTACTGATACTGAAATTACTAGTCTTACACAAAAGATTGGTAAATTTGAGCAGATGGGTCAAAGACTAGCTGTAATTCGTGGAGCCGTTCAAGCTACAGAAGCAGGTGGTTTTAGATTAGGTTTTACTGATTTATTTGACTCTATTAAAAAGGGTACTGGTACTTTTGACGAGTTTGGTAATGTTGTAGAAGGAACAGGTAGAAAGTTCAGTACTCTAGAGAAAATTAATATGGGCTTGAAGGGCTCTTTCCAGGTACTAACTGTAGGTATATCTCGTTTATTAGGTACTTTTGCAATTTGGGCAGCTGTATTTACTGTCCTTATTCCACTACTAGGGGTATTAGCAAATGCATTAGGACTAACATCAGATGCTATGGCTAAGCTAGATGAAGCTACAGAAAAATTAAATACTACAAATAAACTATTTCTAGATATACAGGAGAAGTTAGGTAAAACTGGTAGTTTATCTGAACAATATGACTTACAAGGAGCTTCAGCTACTGCTTTAGCAAATAGTATAGGTGAAGTTATAGAGCAGCAGCAAAAGCTAGATAGTTTACGAGAAAAAGGAGCTTTTCTAGATAATGTTGAGGGAGGTTTTGATCGCTTTTTTGGTTTAGGTGCTTTTGATAAAGAGAGCGAGTTATCCACTGTAAAGGTTTATGAGGATTTAGTAAAAAAGGGTCTAATAGATAAAGGCTCTGTTGGTATTGACAATATGTACGCTAAACCAGGCTCTAAGGCAGGAGCTTATAAGATGACTTCCGTAGGTTTAACTACAGAATCATATAATAAAGCCAGTAGTCAAGAGCAGTCAAGAGCAGTAGAATTAGCTAGACGAGAAATAGCTGCAATGGATCCTGCAGTAAAGAAATCTTTTATAGAGTTTGGAGAATCTACAATAGCTATGAAGAATAATCTAAAAGATTTAGATACTATATCTTCAGAGCACCTACTTACATTACAAAATCAATCTAAGCACCTAAAAGCACTAAATAGTTTAAGTGCTAGTACCTCTAACTTATTTAAACAATTAAGTAGTCCTTCTGGTGGCTTAGCTAATATCTCTGAATACTTAGATGGTATTACAGATCAATTTCAGGAAATGGCCCAAATAAGACTCGACCCCAAATTGGAGAGTTTTAAGCAAGGATTAAATACTAATGAAGCTGAGGTAAATAAGCGCTACGACGACAATGTTCGTAAAGCAATGGGGGATAAAGATCTTATCTCTAAAGCCGAAGATACTAGAACACAGGAATTGAAAGAAGGTTCTGCTAAAGCTGCTGAAGCCGCAGGATACAAAAACTTAAAAGAAGCAAATATTAGTATAGCTAAATACAGCGTAGCTGCAGCAGAATCATTAGCTAATCTAGCATCTGCTGCTGCAAATGCTTCTGTAGCACAAGCAGCTCTAGCTGCTTCGCTAAAGAAAACTCAATTTTTAGCAGGATTATCTTCTCGTAGCAGTGGTATACTAGCTTCTGCAGAATATAAAACTGAAGCAAGAAAAGTAGCTATTGATAACGCAGCTAAGCAGACTAATATAAAAGCGCTACAAGAACAGAGAAGAGTAGATACAGAAAACCTGAGAGGTATATTGGGTCCCTTAGCTAATTTTGCTAATAGCGCTCAATTAAAGGACCAAGCATATAGTAAGCTGACTAATCCTACTACTCAAGAAGATAAACGCGGAAATATTGCTGCTGCTTTAGGAAGACTTGCTGGTGTAGAAGGTGCCATATCTATAGCTCAAGCAGATATTAAAGTAAATACACTAAGCTTACCTTCTAGGTTACAAACTAGACTCGACCCAAAACTAAAAACTATTAATGATGATCTAAATGCTGAAGTCTCTAGAACAGATATAGAAACAACAGGTAAATCAATAAAGTTAGAGACAGAATTCGCCGGTTTGGTAGGAGTTGGCTCAGAAGTAACTGATTCTTTATACGCATACAAAGTAGCCTTAGGTGCAAATGAGGCAGAAGCAGCTAAGCTGAAAATTACAACCAGTGCACTAGAACTTTCCCTTAAGGCCCTTAATGACGAAATTAAAGCAGATAAAAAAGCTGGCAATCTGAAAGAAGGTAGTGATGAAAGAAGGGCTGCTGACAAAGCTGTAGGAGAGGCAGAAGATAAGTTAAAAGCCTCACAACAAGCAAAAGAGAAAACTACTTTAGAACGTGCCAAATTAGATAGAGAATTTGAATTAGAGGAAAATCTTAAGAAACTAAAAGAAACAAATATACTAAAAATTAGATCTAGTGAAATAGATGAAATTTCTGGTAGAACATCTAGTGAAGCAAATAGTATATTACAAATCAGATTAGCATTAGAAGAAGATATTTATAAAGCCCAAGAGCAGGCTTTTGCAACTCAAAATGCAACACTACTATTAGAAATAGCTAAAAAAGAAGCTGCTGCTGAACATAACATAGCTGTTATTAAGCTGAATCAAGAACTAAGGATTCAATCAGAAACTCTTGAAAGAATTGATAGCCTATTTGGCTCTAATAAAGCATCTACAGGTCTACTTAATGCAGATCAGATTAATACTATAAACCAAGCATATACTGAAATTTTAGCTAAACAGCAACAAATTTCACAGGACAAAATTGATAGAGAATTAACTGGTAATGAAAAAATTATTGCTCAAGAAGCTCTAAGAGTAGAATACCTAGAAAAAGCACTTGCTCTAAAAGAAAAAACTTTAGAAGCCAAAGAAAAAGCTACACTACCTTATCAGTTAGATAAAGATTTATTAGCAGAGAGATTTGAATTAGATGCTAAGAAATTTAGAGATACACTCGACTCTTATAATAAAACCGTAGTAAATGCATCTTATAAAGCTGTTGATACTTTTGTTGATGGCATAGGTAATGCAGTTAAAAACTTAGACTTCAACCTAAAAAATATTATTAGAGATACAATCTTCGCTTTTGATGATATGATGATGGAGTATGCAGGTAATCAACTTAAAGCTATGATGAAAGATGCTATAGCGGGTATGTTCGGTAAGCCTGATATGTTTAAATCACCAGCAGAAATTGCAGCGGCTAAAGCTACTGCTGAAGCTAAAGCTATTGCTCAAAAACAATCAGCCGATATTAGTACTTTAAAAGATGAGGCAGTAAATAAACATACTACCTTATTTGATAAGATGGTAAATTTATTACAAAGAATAGCGGATGCTATTAGTGGTAATAAAGCTCAACCAAATACTAATGCGTTAGCTGGTATTGGAGAGGGAGCTCTTCAGCAGTTAGACTACAAATTTAGTGAACAAGGAGCTATGCTAGCGTCACAGACAGCTGGATTTACCCCTTCAGAGCTATTTGCTGCCGGCGGAACTCAAGCTGATATTATAGCAGCTCAAAATGCAGAGTTCGATACTTTAGCATCAGTAAGCTCAACTTTTTCTGATAGTACAGAAAACTTTACTACAGGCACCCTTAGTATTACTGAAGCATTTGGTGGCCACATGGATAGTTTTGGTGGCTATATGGATAGTTTCAGAGATACTACACAGCTTATAGGGCAGAACTTAGACTCTTTCACACAATCTTTATTTTCTAGTAGTGGTGGAGGTAGTGGTGGTGGTGGATTACTTGGTGGACTTGGTAGCTTATTTGGCATGGGTGGTGGTACTACATCAGCATCAATGTTTGCTAGTCAAGAAGCTGGATTTTCAGCAGCAGATTTAGCTAGCTGGGGTGGCTCTATGATGGGATTCGCAAATGGAGGCGCTTTTGATGTTGGTGGTCAAGGTGGGACAGATTCTAAACTTGTACAGTTTATGGCTACACCAGGAGAACAAGTAATTGTTAAAACTCCAGAACAACAAAAAGAAGCAACTACTGGTGCTACTACAGTTCACGTAGTTAATCACTTCACTATAAATGGCCCAACTTCTAGGGAAAGTCAGCAACAAATTAGCAGTAAGGTTGGTGCTTCTATTCAAAGAGCTATGGCAAGGAATAATTAAAAATGACAGCGTTTATAGAAGATGCACGTTTTCCTACTAATATATCTAAGGGGGCCCTTGGTGGCCCTCAGTTTAGTACGGATATAGTAAGTACAGCCTCTGGCTTTGAGAAAAGAAATATTAATTGGGCTAAGTCAAAAGCTAAGTACGAGGTGTCTCATGCAGTTAGAACAGAGGCTGAGTACGCTCAGCTTCTAGCTTTCTTTAATATAGCTAGAGGGCGCGCAAATGGTTTTAGGTTTAAAGATTGGATGGACTATAAGGTATCAAGTACAGAAGGTAGAGTAACTGGGGCTTTAGAGGCCTTAGATGGGTCTCTAAACTCTTTACAGGATGGTTATAAGTATTATCAACTTGCTAAACTATATAAATTTGGTATTGTTACTTCTGACTACTATTTAAGAAACATACGTAAACCTATAAGTACTATAACAGTAAGTAGAAATGGTACTCCAATTGCTATACATGGTAGTACTGCTGGTTTAATAAATAATATTAATTATGCAACTGGTGTAGTCACTTTCAATCTTAGTAATAGTTTTGTACTTCAAAATAATACTATTACTAAAGGAGCTACAACAAAAGTATATCTACAAGGAAATCAAGTCAGTACATTACCAATAGGTTCTAAACTATACTTTGAATCTGATGTAAATATACCTGAATTAAAAGATACACGACATGTAGTTAGTGGAGTTTCATATACAACATATACTGAAGTTACATTAAGTACTAATAGTACTAATTATACCGGCACTACTATTAGCGGTAGTTTAAGTAAATATCAACAAGGTAATGAAATACTTACCTGGACTGGTGAATATGATATACCATGCAGGTTCGATATAGATTCAATGGAAGGATCATTAGATACTCACATATCTAGTTCCTGGTCAAATATCCCAATTGTGGAGTTAAGAGTATGAAAACTATACCAGTAGCAATGGATACTCACCTATTAGGTGATGTAACCACTTTAGCATGGTGCTGGAAAGCAACTAGAAAAGATGGTCAAGTATTTGGATTTACAACTCACGATGTAAATTTAATTATAGACGGAGTAGTTTACTATGCTGAAACTGGATTAAATGCTACAAATGCTCAAGCAAAAATAGGTACAAGTGTTGATAACTTAGAAGTAGCTGGTATGTTAGATTCTAGTACTATTACTGAGCAAGATTTAAGATCAGGCATGTGGGACTTATGTAATATAGAAGTATTCATAGTAAATTGGAAAGATGTTACTCAGAAATTAATTATACAGGCCGGAACACTAGGCGATGTAACAATTAAGAAACAGCAGTTCATCGCTGAGATGCGTAGTTTATCACAATTTCTACAGAATACTATAGGTAGAATTATGACTAAGAGGTGCGATGCTAGCTTTGGAGACTCTAGATGCAAGATGCCACTAGCTACATATACACGTACTTCTTCAGTTTCTGGTATAGTTGATTATACTACCATTAATACCCCGGACAACTTAAGTATTAGCGGGTCAATAACAGATTCCACATTTACTAATGCTATTTTAGCTATGCCTATGGATGGTGTAGATAACGGCACTTCTTTTACAGATAATATAGGAAAGATTATTACTAGAACCGGTACTGCTATAGTTACTAAAACTAGTAATAAAGTATTTGGTACAGCAGCAGCTTATAACCCAGGTAATGTTACTGGTAGTTATTTAAGTGCGGCTGCTTCTACTGATTTTATACTACATCCTAGTGACTTTACTATAGAATTTTGGTTAAATCCATTGAGTAATCCACCTGTAGCAGGTGCATTACTTTGTGCTGGCGGCGGGGCTGTAGCTTGGAATTCTACTACGGGTATTCATTGGTATGTACAAACTTTACCCGGAAATTTATTACAGTTTTATTGGTATGATGGTAGTGTTGGTACATACTCAGTAGCTACACCTATTACGCTAAATACTTTTCAACATATAGCTATAGAGAGCTATCTAGGGACTACTACAATATATTTAAATGGTATAGCACAACAATCTAATACTAATCCTATGCCAATTATACCAAGTACTACGCCTTCTTTACATATATTTAGTATTCCAGGCGAAAATGCGGCCAACTATATGCCAAATTGCTATTTAGACGAACTCAGAATTACGAAGGGAGTAGCAAGATATCAAGGTCAGTTTATACCCAAGTACTACCCCTACACTCAGTCTACCAACACAGTACCCCAAATTATAGCGAATGGAAAATTGACCTGGGCTTCAGGATTAAATAGGGGGGCTAGTATGGAAGTTAAATCTGTTGGTAGTTCCACTATATCACTAGCTTTGCCAATGGCTAATGATGTATCAATAGGAGATACTTTTACTATAAGTTCAGGTTGTGATAAAAACTTTGATAGTCCTGCTGGATGTAGCAGTTTCATATTATCTCCAGGTAATGCTACCACAGGAAATCAGATAAATTTCAGGGGTTATCCACATATACCAGGTATGGACAAAGTAATGGAGTATCCAAATGCAAAATAATCTAGTAGAAATAGCTAGAGGATGGTTAGGAGTTCCGTTTAGACACCAAGGTAGAAATCGCTTAGGAGTAGACTGTGGTGGTCTACTAATTTGTGTTGGTGAAGAAGCAGGAATGCAAATTATACACCCTGGTGCTTATAGTATGAGCCCAGACCCCAAATTGATAGAAGAGACACTATTATTGCATTGTACTAAGATACCTAATAGTGAAAGGCAATCTGGTGACGTATTATGGTTTTCTTTTGCTGGCGAGCCTAGGCATGTAGGGCTGTGCTCAGATATAGGTGTAATTCATGCGTGGGCTAAACCAAATAAAGTAGTAGAACATAGACTAGATGATATATGGCTTAGTAGACTAGTTGGAACTTATAGGATAAAGTAAAACTATGGCACAAATAGTATTGGTAGCAGCTGCAGAGGCTTTTGCAGTTTCAGCAGGTCTTGGTTACTTAGCCACTACAGCTTTAACAGTTGCTGCTACGTATGTTGGTAGCGCAGTAGATAGAATGCTGTTCGGTAGTAAAGTAAACGTACAAGGCCCTAGACTACAAGATTTAAGTCTGCAAACTAGCACTGAAGGTGCTAATTTACCAATAGTATATGGCACAATAAGAATAGCAGGTAATGTTATCTGGAGTACTGGATTAACAGAAACTTCAACTACTGAGAGTATTGGAGGCGGAGGTAGCGGTGGTGGAGGGGGTAGTAGTTCTACTACGTATAGTTATAGTACTGATTGTGCTGTAGCCTTATGTGAAGGTACTATAACTGGAGTACGTAGAATATGGGCAGATACTAAACTTATATATGATGTTGGTAGTAGTGCTACATTAGAAACTCTACAGGCTAGTGCCGTAAATAATATTCGATTTTATACTGGTTCGGAAACACAACTCTGCGATCCTTTAATTCAAGCAGTTGAGGGTACTGATTTAGCATACAGGGGTACTGCATATGTAGTATTTGAAGACTTTCAATTAGCTAACTATGGTAATCGTCTACCTAACTTTAGTTTTGAGGTTGTTAAGAATGGTACTACTAGTTATAAATCTAGTAAAAGACACAATACAGCCAATAGTATTACGTTTAGTAATAAGTCTACAATGACTAAAATTGATGAATATAATAATATGCATATAGTAGTACTAGGTACTAATAATTATTACTATTACTACTTACTCGGTACTAATGATAGTCAGATTAAGCTGCAAAAATCATTTATAAATAATGGTGTAGCACCACCCGCTAATTTTCCCTTAACTCAAAAGTCTTACAGTAGTACGCCAGGAATATTTTATCATCCAGGATGGAATAGCTCAGTGCTAGCTTTTTCTAGTACAGATGAGAGTCCAGTAAGAGCAATATATCTACCTAACGAGAATAACTGGTATACTCGTATTACTGGAGTATGCGAAAAAAACGGTATAATATACATTATAGGTAAAAGCACCACAAGTGGTAATTCTCCCCAGTATCTAAGAGTATACGTAGGTACATTAGGTACTTATACTACGTCTTATACGGATGTCAATACTATAATTACTGCTAGTAATCTAAATACTATGCCACAAACAATTAGTAGTAGTAACTATGGAGACATAATTGATGTATATGATGAAGGTATTATATGTTTTAATACTACAAATAATACTGTATATCGCTTTGATAGTAATAACATATATGTAGATTCTATCAGTCTTAGTCCTTATGTAAATGGTGCTAATCCAATATTAATAGGGTTCGATTCATATTATTCTGCTATATATATACCAGGTACAGGAGACAGAATAAAAAGATTAGACTTTAAAAATCCATATTCTATCGTTGATCAAGCAGTATCTGCGCCATTACCTTCTTATTTTGTATTAAATAACACTCTTATAGTACCATCCCTAATATTTAAGGATGATATATATTATGTTTATTATATAGGTAGTAATGACTCAAATTCAGGTAATACCGCAACTTTTAGTACCATACCTTTAGTAGCCACAAGTAGTCCTACGCTAAAATCGGTAGTTGATGATATTGTTACCAAAACTCCAATATCAGCAAGTAAAATTAACTTCGCCGCTCTTAGTGGTGATACACTTAGAGGCTACGCTAGTAGAACATCTACAAATGCTGCTGGTATGTTAGAGTCACTTATTACAGGGTATAATTTTGATTTAGTAGAAGAAAATGGTACTCTAATGGCTAAAAAGCGTGGTACTAGTACATCCTCAAGAAGTATAAATAGTAATGATTTAGGAGCTACAATAGATGGCTAGCATGGTATTATCAACAGTAGGCAATATTCTTTTACCTGGTATAGGTGGTATCATTGGGGGCTATATTGGTGGTATTGTAGATAGGAAGCTATTTGGGCCTAAAGCACCAAAAACTTATGGACCTAGATTACAAGATTTAATCGTGCAAACTAGCACCGAAGGTGCAAGTTTGCCAATAGTTTATGGTACAATGAGAATAGCAGGTAATGTTATATGGAGTACTGGGTTAACTGAGTCTTCAACTACTGAGAGTAGCGGTGGAGGCGGTGGTAGTGGAGGCGGTGGTGGAGGCGGTGGCAGTCATACTACTTATACATACAGTAGTGACTGCGCTGTAGCTATATGTGAAGGTACTATAACTGGAATACGTAGAATATGGGCTGATAGTAAACTAATTTATGACGTTGGTAAAGCAGTATCCCAAGATCCGTACTGGGACAATGTAGTTCTAGCGATGCACATGGATGGAGTTGATAATGCTACTTCATTTATTGATGAAAAAGGCAAAGTAGTTGCTAGGTATGGCAATACTGTTACTAAGACTAGTGTAGCTAAGTTTGGTACTGCGGCAGCTTACTTTGATGGAAATGGTGATTATCTTACTATACCTGATAGTATGGATTTCAATTTTGGTTTAGGAGATTTTACAGTTGAGTGTTGGATAAATATTCAAGCAATTGGTCCAGGCTACCAAGCAATTTTATACAGAGGATCAAATGGTGTAACATATAATTGCTTCTACATTCAGATAGATCCTAGCGGTACTGTGGCTGGATCAATTGGTGACTCTCTAGGGGTAAGTGCTACGGTAGTAAGTTCATCTAATGCTATTATAGCAGGGGCTTGGATTCATGTAGCCTTAGTTAGGTATAGTGGTACTTTACAGCTATTTATAAATGGTATAGGTACTAACACAAGTAGTGCATCATCAGTTGATATACTTTCACCCTCAGGCCCCGTATTTAGTATAGGTGCTTTATACGGTGGATCAGCTTGGTATTTAAATGGCTATATTGATGACCTACGTATCACCAAAGGTGTACCCCGCTATACAGCAAATTTTACACCACCAACTAAAGCATTTCCTGGAGCACCCACTGATAATATAGAAAAGTTACAGGTTAGTGCAAAAAATAACATTCGATTCTACACGGGTTCAGAAACGCAGCTTTGTGATCCTTTAATTCAAGCAGTTGAAGGTACTGATTTAGCGTATAGAGGTACCGCGTATGCAGTATTTGAAGACTTCCAATTAGCTGATTATGGTAATCGTTTACCTAACTTTAGTTTTGAGGTTATTAAGAGTGGTAGTATTTCTGGGCTTGCTAAAGGGTTTGAAAGTGCTACGGCTCCAACATCCGGGCAGATAGTTAGCGTAAAGCATAAATCAGGCGAAATGATTAAGGTTATTACGGTTGGCCCGGTGTATCCCTGGAACGGAACATCCTACCCAACAGAATTAAATTATTGGTACATTGATAGTAATGGGGTTTGGATAAATAGATTTAAAACATACTTACATTATATATATGGGTTTTATAATTGGGGTACATCTTTTGGATTTACAAATACGTATGACTATGAGGATGACACCTTTGTTTTATGTTACCCGGAGTCTACTTCTAAAGCATTTTTAATTACACTTAACGGTGAAAGCCTAATTATAAAAAAACTTCACCAAAGCGGTCTTAGCAACAACTACAATTTTGTTAATGCTGATTATGTTGCCTACGCAACGTACTCAACATTTAATATTAGCAAGCGTGCCAACCTTACCCCGGCAACGGTCACTATGGGATCATGGGGTGGTTATGCAGGATATGGTCTATCCGACAGTATGGAATTTTTCGAGGCTGGTCATTATGCAACGATTACACTAACTGGTGAAGCCTACCGTGGCGCTATTGTTATATCGGATGATTATATTTACGTGCTAACACATGGAGCTCCCGGATACACGTACCGTATAAATAAGGCCACCGTTTTAACCACCGGTGGAACATTTACCGAAGCCGCGCTATCACCTGATATTTATCGATATGGTGGTTTTATTGGCATAAGACTAGGTCAAGGCCTTGAGCCAAATAGTGTCTTATTACTAAACGATACGACGATAGTAAAAACACTAGACTTTGTTACGTGGACTACTATTGGCACAAGCCCTTATGCATTTAATGATACAAGACATTCGCTAGGTCAAATAGCTGACAATCTATATTGGGTAAATAACGATACAAAGACTGCAATATTAAGCAAGGGTTTGATAACTAAATCAACAGTAGCCCTACAATCGGTAGCAGAGGATATAACTGCAAAATCAAAACTTCCAAGTACTTCTTATACTTATACAGCTTTAAGTAATCAAAATGTAAAAGGTTTTGTAGTATCTAAAGTTATGTCAGCCAAAGCAGCTTTAGACTCCTTACAGGCTGGATATAATTTCGAGCTAGTAGAAGAAGCTGGGAAAATAATTGCTAAAGATAAGTCTATAGCAACTAATAATGCAACTTTAACAAATAGTACCCTAGGTGCTGAGCAGATCTAAATAGGAAAATTATGGCAAGTTTAGTATTATCTCAGGCAGCTACTAGTGCCTTAGCTCCTTCATTGTACGGGGCTATGGCTAGTGGGGCTAGTGTGGCAGCTTCGGGGGCTTTATGGTCAGCTGCTCAGGCTATAACTGGAGCACTAGGTACTATAGCAGGTAGCGCGTTAGATAGAATGCTATTTAATGAAAAGCAAGACTACCAGGGGCCACGCCTAGGAGATTTAAGTGTGCAAACTAGCACCGAAGGTGCAAGTTTGCCACTAGTTTATGGTACAATGAGAATAGCAGGTAATGTTATCTGGAGTACAGGGCTAACGGAAGCTTCAAAGAAAAAAGATGTAGGGGGAGGTAGTGGAGGGGGTGGAAATAGCTATACTACCTATAGTTATAGTACAGATTGTGCTGTAGCTTTATGTGAAGGTACTATAACCGGAGTAAGTAGAATATGGGCTGATACTAAACTTATTTATGATGCATCATACACAGCTAAACTAGAAGCTCTACGGGCTAGTAACAAGAGTAAAATTCGAGTTTATACTGGATCAGAAACACAACTCTGCGATCCTTTAATTCAAGCAGTTGAAGGTACTGATTTAGCGTATAGAGGTACTGCATACGTAGTATTTGAAGATTTACAGTTAGCAGATTATGGTAATCGTTTACCTAACTTTAGTTTTGAGGTTGTTAAGAACGGTAGTTTATCAGGGTATAACATTAATTCTACTAGCGAATTAATATCTTCTAGAATATTTAATACTGGATATGATATTTATGGTAATCTTTATGGGTACTCTGTAGTAACTAATATAGCTAGTTATGTTGCACCAACTTATGGAAATGCTTCTTATTATAAAATTAATACTCAAGGCATTAAAACATTAATGTTTAGTGCCGATTTAAGTGTAATAACAGATGGCTACATGAATATACTTACAAGCCAGGGTACCTCATACACCACTTCACTAATTTTATATAAAGCACCGGAAGTACACATAATAATTAGAGAATTCTATGGAATAAAATCCTCTACTGGTACTTATAATGTTGGATGTTTAGTTCATATTGGTAATACAGAGGGTACTAATTTTCCTTACTACCCAAGTTATGCGATTTCAGGACCTGGGGCCCCCGGGGGCTGGGGGGCTACCATAGCTTTTAAAAGTACAACAGAAGGTATCTGTTCCTGTGGTATAGAGGGCCCACTTGTCTATTTTAATGGTTCGGTATCTACTACAATTTGGCCATCATATTCTTATGGTCTAGGTGTAACAGCAATAGCATTTTTTAGTAATAAATTTTTAGTAGTAAGGGGTAGTTGGGGTCCAAATACTTTTTATTGGTATGACTATAATTTTAATTTAATTGAATCAGCAGTATCGACAGTTGTAGGAGGTAAGAACTACTTTACATTTAATGATAAAGATAACTGTATTTATAGGATAAACTCATTTAATAGTCTATTAAAGGTAGGACCAGTAGATAGCCTTACTACATTTAATAATTATGAGATAATAAGTATAGGTGGTAGTATTAGTTTACCAGGAAGTCTGGTAATGTCTGATAACTCAACAACCTCTGTATATAGCGAAACACCAAATATAATAAAATTCAGCCAAAATTTTCATACACCTAATGTGTTCAGAGAACTAATAGCTACTACGAATACTGTATCTAGTAGTAGTCCCACACTAAAATCGGTAGCAGAGGATATAACTGCAAGATCAGGATTACCTATTTCAAAATATAGCTATTCCAATCTTACTGATGTAGTAAGAGGGTATCACATAGCCAAGAAAATGCCAATCAAGGATGCACTAGAACCCTTGACCGCAGCGTATAGATTTGATATAATAGAAGAAGATTCAAAAATAGTAGGAAGACCTTATTTACCCTCTAGCACTAGTGTTAGAACTCTAACAATACAGGAAGTTGGTACACAAAATTATGATTGATGAAACGAAAGAACTAATAACCTCAGTTAGAAAAAATGAACTAGAATTCCCATCAGAAGTATCTGTGAGTTATTCTAATGTAGATAATGACTATCAGATTGGAACAGAGTATGCTAGAAGACTTACTGCTACTCATGAGAATAAAGTTGCAATAAGCCTACCAATTGCGCTAACTTCTTCTGAAGCGGCTAAAATTGCTGATATAGCATTGAATTCTGCATGGTATTCTGGAAGATATTCTTATAGTTTTTCTACAACTTATGTACACTTAAAGTTATCACCAGGAGATTTAATTACTATACCGTTAAATACTGGTAGAACTGAATTAGTAAAGATAACCAGTATAGAGTATGGCCCTACCGGTTTAATAAACTATGAAGCAGTACCAGAAATACCTTCTTTATATAACTCTTTAGTTTCTGGTAATAATACTACATATACACCTACTACGTTAACTATAGCGGGTCCAAGTATACTATCAATGCTGGACTGTTGTATTCTAAGAGACGAAGATAATAGCCTTGGATGGTACTACGGTATTGGTGGATATTCGACTGGTTGGGCTGGTGCCACACTATTCAAATCATTAGATGGTGGAGCTACGTATCTAACCTCTGGTTACGTACCTAGTTTATTAGCAACACACACAGGATCTACTTCAAATGCACTACCTAGTGGTAGTACTACTTGTTGGGATAATATAAATACACTAACCGTAAGTATGAATACTGGTTCATTATCTTCTGCTACTGATTTAGCGGTTTTGGGTGGAGCAAATTCTATTTTAGTTGGTGCTCCAGGTAGATGGGAATTAGTACAGTTCAGAACAGCTACTCCAGGGGCTTCTGCAGGAAGTTATACATTAAGTGGTTTATTGAGAGGTAGAAAGGGTACAGAATGGGCTGTAGGTACTCATCAGGCTACAGATACTGTAGTTTTACTTGGTGCTACAATTAATAATCTAATAGTACCTTCTGCTGAATTAAACTCATCTATAGCATATAAATGTGTACCAGTTGGTGAAAGTCTAGAGGGTTCTGCTACAGTTAACAAAACTTATGTAGGGGAAAGATTAAGACCTTTAACACCTATTAATATTAGTGCGTATAGAACAGCCACTACTGGAGCATATGATATAATTATTAAATGGGTACGTAGAGATAGAATAAACGCTGGTTGGAATGACTATTCTGACATACCACAGAGTGAAGTGGTAGATAAATGGAGAATAGAATTTTTTAAAACTAACGCTTTTGATACAATTGCAAATAATAGAACTGATTTTTATAATACTAATAGTACTACACTAGATGCATTAGTAAGCGGTTCACCTAATTTTACAATAGTTGGAGATGGTTCATATAAGTATAACTATACCTCTGCTAGTCAATTAATAGATGGTAGTCAAAAAATTACTATCTATATAAGAATATCACAAGTTTCAGCTACGGTAGGTTTTGGCAGATTCCAAGACATAATGCTAACAGTAGCATAAAGGATAAAAATGGCAAATTCAACATTAACAGCGCAGCTAACGGAGATAGTATCTTCTCAAGCTCAAAAAGAAATAACAGCTAATGCTAATTTCAGAGCGGCTAGTCCATCTATGTCCTTTGCGAGAAAGGACATACCTACATCTGGTCTTAGCTGGCAATATTATGGTGGCACTATACTAGTAGATAATGCGTCTACTCAAGTAGCTGATGGCACTATAACAAGTATACCTCCTAATAGAGCTGCGAATATTCATCTAGAAATAGGTAGAGTAAGTGCTACTACTACTAACATTACTGGTTTTAGTATAGCAGCGGCAGCACAAATTACCGTAGCTACTAATAGTTTCGCTATTGGAGATGTAGGATATTTAAGTACAGGAATTGCTTCTCCAACTAATGCGCAAGGTACTTTTTTTAAGGTAACTACTATAAGTGGATCTGGGCCTTATACATTAACTACTGATATAGTTTCTACTGGATGGAATGCATGGACTTCTGGGGGCACTATAGCTAAAGTTACTCCGTGGGAAGGTACTGCTATAGTAGGTAAAACTCATGTGTTCCACTTCCCAGTGTGTATGCCCTTATATACGCTCACTACAGATGCGAGTAATGTAACTACGTGGACTGACTATAGAGGAGCATTCCCTATAGCATTTAACTTAAACTATGCACTGAATAGCTATAACTTTCTACGAGTGAATGGTGTAGAACAAGCAGCTAACCTTGGAATAGGAAGACAGGCTCCAGGCCCTATGTTAGCAACTTATAATGCTAATAGTGTTCAGGCAGATGGTGGTGCAGATTATTATGGGGCTAGAGCACGTGGTACTTTATCCTCACCAACAATAGTATTGAATGGAGATACTTTATCAGCTGATTTTGCTGCTGGATATGATGGAGTAGACTATGCTTTAGGTGGTTCTGCTAAATTTATTGTAGATGGCACACCAGGTGCAGATGATATGCCTACTAGATATGAAGTAGCTATATCTAACGATGGTTCTCAAACTCCTACTACTAGATTTACTTTAAAGTCTACTGGTCCTATATTTAATAGTGATAATATTAATATAGCTACTGAGAAAACCCCAGCCTCTGCAACTGCTACGGGTACTAAAGGACAAATATGTTGGGATGCTAGCTATATATATGTATGTATAGCTACTGACGTATGGAAACGCGCAGCTATAGTAACATGGCCATAGTAGACATAGTTAAGGATGAGCCTGGTGGCAAATTATCTAGTTCAAGAGTATGGTTTAATATAGCAAATACGGCTGCAACAACTGTATTTCTATATGCTTCATATAAGGCATCATTAGCTACCACAGTTAATTTAGAAGGATTAGCGTGGTATACACTAGCTTATATGGGAATAGTAACCGGCAACAAATTTGCAAATAAATTTCTAGGAGCTAAGTATGGAACTAATAACAATACTGAAAAATAAATACTTCCAAATACTTATGTCAATATTAGTAGCTTTAGTATTAGGGTTCACTAGTGGTTATACTTATAAAGCAGATAAGGTCGAACTAGAAAGACTACAACAATTTGAACTTATTCAAGGTAAGCTAGATAAAGTCCGCCAATTTTCAGAAACAGAAGCTATACTAGCACATACTAATATGCTGGAAATAGACTCTAGACTTTCTGTTATTATGGGTAAGGTAAAACAGAAACCACTTACCAATGTACCTTGTACACCTTCTGAGGACTTTTCAAAAATATGGAGTGAAATAGATAATGTTACTAAAAAGCCTGATACTGAGTAGTGCATTACTTGCTGGCTGCTGTGCTCCAGTACCTAAAGCACCACAATTTGATTCTTACCTAATCTCTAGCTGTACACAGTCTATATTAGAAAAACCATTTACTAGTTGGGAGGATGTATTAGCACAAAAGGCTAAAGATAGGAAGGCTTTTGAAGAATGTTATGGTAAGCATGAAGGTTTGGTAAACTCGTACAAAAATTATTTAAAGGAATTCAATGCAACTAAGTAAAAACTTCACATTAAAAGAGTTGACTAAAAGTGATTATGCTAGTCGTAATAGTATAGATAATACACCATCTAGTTTAGTAGTTAATAATTTAATGCTACTAACTACGAAGCTATTGCAACCTATTAGAGATGAATTTGGTACAGTTATAATTAATAGTGGATATAGAAGTCCACAATTAAATGTAGCTATAGGTGGGTCAAAAACTTCTGATCATGTACTTGGTCTTGCAGCTGATATTGAGGTACCTAATTTATCCAACTATATGTTAGCTAAGTGGTGTGAACAAAACTTAAAGTTTAAGCAACTTATACTAGAATTTTATACTCCTGGTGATGTAGAGTCGGGATGGGTACATATCTCTTATGGTAGTAAACAGCAAGTATTAACAGCAGTAAAAGAAAATGGTAGTACCATTTATAAGATAGGTCTTGTAGCATAAAAAAAGCCCTAACAGAATAATCTGTTAGGGCTTTTTTATTACATCAATTCTAGCTCAGCTTCGGGCCACCACATTGTTTGTACACTACCATTTTCTGTAACATATTCTATTTCTGATACTAGTGCACCTGTTCTATTCTGATATAGACCAATCACATAGCCACCAATACCTGTACGACCATGATATACTTCACTACCAATATTAAACTTAAATTCTACCATATACACTCCCTAGATTCAATACTTTTTAAATAATTAATATCATTAGACGTTAGTTCAGAACTATACATTTCTAATAACTCTTTTGGTGTCATACATATATCATAATCTGCATGACTCGGCAGCCTTGTTTCTAGCTTGAAACACCAGCAATTACTACTACCAGTACAGTACAAGGCTTTCGGCCTTAACTGTAAAGGTTTTAGTTCTTCAAGTAACTTATCCATTATCTAATTGGACAAGCACCGGTAGCACACCCCTCATCACGTAATTCATCAAAGGAATTAGCTGACTCCAAGTCCACTTCTAGTAATGTAGCAACGTACCTATTATACTCGTCTTCTGTTACTACCTCTTGAGGTAGATATAAATAACCAAGATCTTTTGCAGTTTTAGTTGGGTCAGTTCTATATAAGAAGCTAACACCTACATAAATATCCCAATTATCAAATAACCAATGTACAATATCCTCAACTTCACTAGGATCATAACTAATAGTTACAGAAGTATTCTGCTGCGTCCAATTCTTCTGTAGCAGTTTATAACGCTCTAGCTGATCAATAGCACTTTCTAGATTTACTTCTTTTCCATTTACTTTATGGAAAGGAACATCATCCCAGCGAACTGGAAAGGTTACTAGAACACCTGAATCATCAGTTGGGTGATTAATAACGTTATAGTTAGCCTCACGTAACTTTTCTACTACAGGGTCGAATTTACTAAATTGTACATTATTAAAAATGTACTTACCTAAAGGCATATGGGCACCTTCTGTTGTGTCCATAATCTTACTTAATGTACCGCTTGGTTTTACCAGTTATGTTACGAATAAGTCGATTCCACTTATTCTCTATATATCTCTATATAGCTCAGACTATATCATCTACTACTTGAGTAGTTACCCGCTTCGAGTCTCTTGACCCTACTCCATAATGGATAGTCGTTGAAGCTTACCCATAGATTAATAATCCTTAGGGTCTTGCCTGCTGATTGTCTGTTAGTCCAAGTTGCTTTTCTACTACCTTATATGTTTCCATTAAGGAGTCTGGAACTTGGCTCTTGAGAGTTTCCAGCAATTCGAGTAATTTGCTATATTGAGTCGCCTCAATATGGACCTTAATACTTGAGTTTTTTGTATGAATAAGACCATGACATGGCCTACATAATGTTAGTAAGTTTACCTCTTTATTAGCATCAATATAGTTTATAAATAAATTATAGTTAATTACATGATGTACTAATAAATCCTTAGTGCTATCACATATAGCACACTTACCATCTTTAGCAATTTTTAATTTTGATATAGAGTTCCAACCACCTAGCTTAGGTCTACCAGACATACCATGTAGAAACTGTGGATTATTATCTCCAAGCATACTATCACTTCTATGCTTAACAGTCTCAACCACAGTTAAGTTATCTTCAAGCAGATTTAAGTAGTTACCATCTATAGCTATTACTCTATAGTTATCAGGCAGATAACATTTATTATAAATCTCCCAAGCTACTATATGAGCTTTTACCTGATTAGAATCCTTATTACTTCTAGGATGCCTAGGAAAGTTTATAACATATCTAATGTTAGTACCTGATTTATTAATCGTAGGCTTACTTAGTCTATCTAGTAGGTTTTCTACTAGATAGAGATTATTCCAATATTCAGGCATACTTCTATCTAGCTGTAATTGAAATTTTCTATCTTTAGAAGACAATCTACTGTATGGTAGCTCACTTATTCCTAGAGTTTTATAAATCCTACTATAAACTGAACTATTTAACCTACTATCAGAAGTACTTAACCCTAATAGTTTGTGTAACTCAACTTGAGTTAACCCTTCACTAAATATTAGCTCCAGAACTCTATCTTTACCAAAATTGTTTATTGCTTTATCTACATTATACGTCATAAAATTTTATTACCTCCATAAATATAATTATACTTATAGTGGTTATAAATTTCAAGTACTTTTTTCGTTAAGTCGTGACATTCTTTGGATGTGGAAGCCTAAGCTCATCTGCCATCCCAATAGCCGCAGAAGTAGCTGTACGCTGTAAATATTGGTAGTCATACGCCTTCATATCAGGTCGCTTAGCAATACCAGTTAGTCCAACCCCACATAGTCTTAGGAAAGCATTATTAAGATGCCATGATTCTTGTAAAATTCCATCTTTAAGATTTACACAAGTCTGTCTATAGTTAGCTCTAGCAGCTAAGTAGGCAGCTCTATGTAGTCCAGATGCATTCTTCTTGAACTTACCTATATCAATTTCTGTTAGGTTACAGAAGGATTTAGACCCAAGTAAAATCTCTACACATGGATTACAGCCTTGGAACCAAGGAGCACGACGCAGAGCCTCTTCACCATTAATAAATCCAGGCTCAGAACCACCTGCTTCTTCCATAATCTGGAATATATCGCGCAGTTCTTTAATTGTTGGTTTTTCCTTGAATAGTAGAGAGTTATTAGACTGCGTTCTATGCGCATTATCATGTAGCCACCAATCTTTTTTAGCTACTGCGAACTCTTGCCACTCTGGTTGACCGTACTCAAAAATAACAATTTCAGCACTTCTACGACTACTAAGAATAGTACCTAACCAGTTAATAATATCCATAATATCTATTCTGGATAGTAATGAGTCTGCTTTAGAAGATAAAATCTCCGCTATAGCTTTGTAAGCTTTAGCAATAGCGTGATATCCAGAGCTAATCCATCCGTAACCCTTTAACCGCTCACCTGCTGGGCGCAACTCAGAAAAATCTAATATTAAAGTTTTTGCAGGATATTTTCCAGCAATTAACTTGCCAATAGACTTGGCCCATGCTTCAGCAGAGTCACCAATTTTAATACGCCAAACCCTAGTATCAGCATCCCAGAATTCCTCGTTGTATTCAAGCCCACCTTTTGCAGTTCTAGTGCTAGGAACGATACGAATATCATCAATAGGGTTAACAAAGCCATTCAGAGTTCCTACAATAGGTCGTACACCTAGACCGCAACCCTGTAGTAGTAACCATAAACTATCTACTATGTCATAAACAGTTTCAATATTAGTATAAGAGCAGTTAAATTGACTGGCTTCCCTGTACTTTGAAATATCAGTACCACCTAACCATAGAGTTCTGCCACTCATTGAAAGCTTACGATCTAACATAAGCTCTTCTAGCTCATATAACTCTGCAAATTCTTTATCGTTTAAATCAGAACCTTTAGCCCGTTCCCACAACCATTGTTGATGGTCTATAACACGTGCTACAGTTTGTTTCCAAGTTTCGAATATCGTACCTTTATCATTAAGTGGTCTATTATAAGTCCTTCTAGTAATTACACTAGCCCTAGTTGATGCCTTATACATTAATTAACTCCAGTACTTCCAAAACCACCTTCTCCACGTTCAGTTTCATCCAATTCTTCAGATAGTACGAAATCTGGTAATAGGCATGGAATAAGTACTAGCTGAGCTACACGATCAAGACGTTTAATAACAAAGTCAGCATCCCCCAAGTTTTCTAGTCTGACCATAATATTACCTCTATAGTCAGAGTCAATAATACCTACACGATTTGCTAATGAAATGCGATGCTTCCCGTGACCAGACCTACTTACTACCATTCCAAAATACCCTGGGGGTATAGCTACACGAATTCCAGTATCGATTAGTTCAGCAGTATGTGGTCTAATAATATAGTCCTCCGCAGCACGTAAGTCGGCACCAGCATCCGTTTCATGAGCTCTACATGGTACTAGGTCAACATCATCTGTATTATATTCAATTAGTAGCAATTTTTAATCTCCGTTTAATGTCTTGAATGTTATCTTCACCTATAGCTTCTTCGCAATATGTAGGCAAATCCATTAATTTTAAGTTAAGTTCTAGCAACGTACCAGACGCATTGAGGTTTTGTATAAATTTTTGTTTACCAGGTAAAGGTAGAAGGTCAATAATACTAAAAATATCATCATATTGTTCCAATAGTGTAATAGCTCTTTTTGGCCCTATGCCATCTACTCCTAGTATATTATCTCCAGAGTCACCTTGTAAACATTTTAGTCCTAAGTAGTTTTCTTTTGAACAATCATAGGGCCAATTATCTTCTGTTATTTCTTTTCTAGTTACATAACTAAACCTTGAAACGGAAGGGGATATGAGTAAGTCCCAGTCCTTGTCAGAAGATATAAGCCAGATATGCTCATAATTAAGAGTAGCCACAATATAAGCTGCAATATCATCCGCTTCAACATTTTCATAGCGTAGTACCTCATAATGCTCTGCTAGAAGTAAAAGTGTATCTTCAAAATCTTTGAAGAACCTATCAAACTTCTCTTTCTCTTCAGGAGTTTGTAGTTCATACTTCTCTTTACGATTAGCTTTATACTCTGGGTATATATTCTTTCTAAATGAAGAGGAACCTTGATCACACGCT